CCGCAAGGGTCGCATCCTGCAGATCCCGCCGGAAGTCCTCGTCAACGACGACCTCGGCGCCTTCTCGCGTCCGACCACCGCGCTTGGCCAGGCGGCCGCGCGGACGATCGAGAAGGACGTCTATGCCCTGTTCGCGCTGAACTCCGGCCTCGGCCCGCTGATGAGCGACGGCAAGACCCTGTTCCATGCCGACCACGGCAACATCGCTGGCACGGGCGGCGCGCCGACGATCGCCCTCATCGACGCAGGCCGCCAGCAGATGGCGCAGCAGAAAGACCCGTCGGGCAACGACTTCGTCGATATCCGCCCGGACATCTGGCTCGGCCCGCTGAGCCTGGGGGGCACCGTGCGCGTGATCAACGGCGACAAGTACGCCCCGGACGCCGCCAACAAGCTGCAGCGCACCAACATCTCCGCCGGCACCTACGGCTCGGGGATCGACACGCCGCGACTTACCGGCAATGCGTACTACTCGCTGGCGAATCCCAACATCGAACCGGTGTTCGAGATGGGCTTCGTGGACGGCGAGCAGACCCCGCAGCTGGCCACCGAGGAAGCCTTCAGCCAGCACGGCATGAAGTGGCGCGTGGTGGATGAGTGGGGCCTCGGCGCCATCGGCTGGCGCGGCGCGCTGCGCAACGCCGGCGCGTAATCGCCCGCACCCGAAACGAACAGACAGAGGATTTTCGAAATGGCTAAAAATCATGTGCGGCCCGGCGTGGTGATCGATGTCACGCTCGCCGCGGCGGTACTCTCCGGCGAGCTGATCAAGGTCGGCGACCTCGCGGGCGTTGCGCTCGGCAGCGGCGGTATCGGTGACACGGTGTCGGTGCAGGTGGACGAAGTGTTCCGCGTGCCGAAGCTGGCCGCGGACAACATGGCCGTGGGCGTGAGGGTGTATCTCGACGCCGCCAACAAGCGCGTGACGCTGTCGGACGCCAGCGGCGCCAACATCGCCGCGGGCAAGACCGCCGCGCCCGCCGCCGCGACCACGACCACGGTCGAAGTCAAGCTCAACGCCTGATCGTGAGCGGCTTCCACGCACTGGCCCAGGCCACCGCCGATGCCTGCTTCGCGCAGCTGTCGGATGACTTGGAAGCACTGTACACGCCGGCCGGCTCGGCGGTCGGCGTGCCGGTGTCCGTGGAGCTCGACTACGTGCCGGTGGAGTTCGAAGAAAGCGGCCGCTACGACCGCGGCGATTCGACCGTGACCGAGACGCGCCCGGTGATCAAGATCCCCGCGGCGCACGGCCCGGTTGCGCGCGGCGCGACGGCGCTGGTGCTCGGCAAGCTGTGGACCGTCTCGCACGTCATCAGCGACGATGGCTACGTGATCAAGGCGGTGGTCGATGGTTAGTGTCACCCTGAAGGGGGCGGAGCAAGCAATCGAGAACCTAGCTACATTGGGGCGCTCTGGCCGCGCGGGACTGATGGACGCGATCAACGATACGGCGCGCTTTGGACGGACAAGGATTGTCCGCAAGATCACCGGGCACGTGAAGTTGAAGCCGACCTACGTGCGAGAGCGCGTACACATTCGCCTTGCAAAAGGGGCGGATCTGCGCGCCACTCTGACTGCGAAGGACAAGGATAGGAGCACCTTGCTCGCGAGGTACGGAGCGAAGCAGGTCTATAAGACCGGGCGCGGAAGCAAAACCGCTAGCGGGAAGCGCAGGCCCGGCGGGGTGAGTGTGCATGTACTCGCGGACGGCCCCAGAAAGACCTTGACGAACGCGTTCTTCGTCACGCTGAAAAGCAACGGGATTCGTGGCGTGGCGTATAGAGAGCGTAACGCCGACGGCACTCCGACGAACCGGCGGTATGGGAGCAAAGGAGGGAAGCAGGGCAGCCTGGCGATTGATGTTCTGTACGGCCCCGGAATCTACAGGCAAATGCAATTCATGTTGCCTGAGCTCGCGGTTACCCTGTCCCAAAAGCTGCTTGCCGAAGCAACGCGCCAGTATCAGCGGAGGCTGCCGAAATGAGCGCGCCTCTACGGCCCATCGTCGACGCTGTGTCGGCGCGGCTTGCGCAGATGACCGCGGGCAACGGCTACACGGTCGTACTCGGCGGCCGCATCCTGCGCGGCGTTGAGGATCTGGCGTCGGGGCACGACGTGTTCCCGGTCGCCAGCATCCATCTCAGCGGCTCGGCGAAGCGCGACGATGCGACCTCGCTGGGCATCCAGGCCGCCGAAATCTCGGTATCGCTGTTCGCGCTGGCCGATGTCGCCGCGCCGCTCGACACCGAGCTGACGATGCAGGACGAGCTGTCGCGCGCCCTGTTCCCGGAGGCCGCGCGCATCGACGGCCGTGACACGCTCGCCGGCACCTGCCTGTGGCTGGAGTACGAAGGCTGCGTGGTGCTGCCGCGCCAGGGCGGCGGCAAGGTCTGCTGCATCCGCGTGGACCTGATCGCCAACTATCAGGAGACGTTGCCGTGCTCCTGAGCGCCTACCTCGCGCGCATCGTTGCCGACCTCGCGGCCGCCGTGCCGGGCGTGAGCGTTGCATCGCACCCCGGCCGTTTCGACCTCGGCGAACTGCATCGCTTCCGTCTGTGCTCGCCGCTGATCCGCGTGGCCTTCACGCGCGTGATCGCCGTGCAGGCCCGGCAGTATCCGGCACTCGATTGCCAGTTCGAGGCCGCCATCGTCACGCGCCGAGACGACGCGGGCGATGCCGCCACCAACGCGCTCGCGCTCACGCATGCGGTATTGCTGTCGCTGCACGATGACGTGCTCGCCAGCGATGTCGGCAGCCGGCCCGAAACGATCACCGCCGAGAACGAGTACGACGCGCTGTTGAGCCTGGCCGGCGTGCACTTCTGGCGCGTGTCCTGGCGCCAGACGCTGGAGCCCGATGCGGGCGCCGCAGCCGACGCGCTCGCCGCATTCCAAACCCTACTTGCCACGTATGCGCTGCCCGACGGCGGCGCAACGGTGGCGACCGACCTGGTCGAAATTCCGCAGGAGCTACCATGACCATCGCGTTCAATCTTTTTCCGCAGAACTTCGCGGTGCCCGGTTTATATGCCGAGTACGATGCGTCGCGCATGCAGACCGGCACGCAGGTGCTGCCGCAGAAGATCCTGCTGCTCGGCCAGAAGCTCGCGGCCGGCACAGCGCCAGCCGAGATCGCCGTGCGCGCCACCAGCGCCGACGATGCCGGGCGGCTTGCCGGCCGCGGCTCGATGCTGCACCAGATGGCCATCGCCGCGTTTGCGTTGAACGCCTCGATCCCGGTGTACCTGCTGCCGTTCGCGGACGCCGCCGGCGCCACCGCAAGCGAGCGCGATATCACCGTCACCGGCTCGCCCACCGCGGCGGGCACCGTGGCGCTGTACGTCGGCGGGCGCCGCTACGGCGTCAACATCGCCAGCGGCGCAACGCCCACCGCTGTCGCTAGCTCGATTGCCGCCGCCGTCAACGCGGATGACCTGCGCTATGCCGATGCCGTATCCGTCGCGGGCGTAGTCACGCTGGAGGCGCGCAATGCCGGTCTGGATGCCGGTGTGATCGATGTGCGCACAAACCTGTACGACGACGAGCGCGCCGTGCCGGGCCTGACCGTTGCCATCGGCGCGCTGACGCCCGGCGTCGGCAATCCGGTCATCGCCGCCGCGCTCACGGCGCTGGGCGACCAGTGGTTCCCTACCATCGCCACCGGCTACACCGACGCCGTGAACTACACCGCCCTGCTCGCGGAGCTGGCCAGCCGCAACGGCCCGATTCGGCAGATCGAGGGCATTGCCTTCGCCGCCGCGCGCGATACCGTTGCCAACCTGATCACCGCCGCGCAGGCGCGCAACTCGCCGATGCTGTCGCTGCTCGATGCGCACGACGTGCTGGAGCTGCCGTATGTGGCCGCCGCAAGCGCCGCGTACACGCAGGCGAGCAGCGCGCAGAACGATCCCGCCATGCCCGAGCAGACGCTGGAGATGCCCGCGCTGACCGGTGTGCCGGAGACGCAGCGCCGCAACATCCTGGAGCGTCAGCAGCTCATCGTGGCCGGCGTGTCCACGCTACTCGTGGACAGCGGCGGCACCGTGCGCGCGGAGCGCTACACCAGCACGTACCGGCTCAACAGCTTCGGAGTCGAGGACAAGTCGCAGTTCGACGTGATCCCGTTCCGCCTGTGGGCGCAGACACGCTTCACGCTGCGTCAGCTTTTCACCGGCAAGTACGCGCGCTACAAGCTGGGCCGCGATGGTTCTCGCGGCCCCAACGTGATGACGCCTTCGCTGGCGACCAGCGAGTGCGTCGCCATGTATTCGAGCTTCATCGATCTGGGCTGGTACGAAGGCGGCACCGCTTTCGAGCAGTTCAAGCGCGAAGTGCAAGCCGAGATCGCGAGCGACGACCCCAACCGCCTGAACATTCTTTTCCCGCCCGATTTCATGAACCAGCTGCGCGTGACCGCGGTGCTGGTGCAGCCGCGCGGCTAACCCAGGAGCAACCCCATGGCAAAGGTATTCGGCCGCGCCACGATCTTCATCAACGGCAAGCTGATCGACAGCAACAAGGGCGCGTCGCTCGACCTGGGCGGCATCGAGCGCGCGAGCAAGGTGAGCGCCAACAAGGTCAGCGGCTACACCGAGTCGATCAAACAGTCGCGCATGGAATGTTCGCTGCCGGTGACCGCCGACATCGACCCCAACGACTTCGACCTGGTCGATGTGTCGCTGCTGTTCAAGTCCGACACCGGTCAGAGCTGGACCGTGCCGCGCGCCTGGCGCACGGACACGTCCACGGTCGGCGATCAGGATGGCGATCTGTCGCTGGTCTTCGAAGGCGAGCCGGCGGAGAAGCACTGATGGTCAGCGTAAAGGGCACGTTCAAGAACGGCCTCAAAATCGGCAACGACACGCATCGCGAGTTTGAGCTGCGCGCGGCCAGCACGCGCGACATGGTCAACGCGGAGGATGATTGCCCGGTGGAGAAGCGCTTCGGCTTTCGCCTTGCGCTGGCCGGGCAGCAGCTGATCAGCATCGGCGCGCTGTGCGGGCCGATCAGCTTCGACCGCGTGCAGGAGCTTTCGCCGGACGATGTGGAAACTTTGCTCGCAAAGCAGGGGGAGGTGGAGGCGCTCGCAAAAAAAACCTTGAGCGACGACGCGGGTACTACGCCGTCGTCGCCGGCATCAGCGCGCGCACGGGGTGGAGCCGTGACGCCGTGATGGACCTCCCCGCCGTGGAGTTCGACTTCTACTCGCGCACCATGTTCGGCAAATCGCGCCGGGGCTGACGCATGGCCGGCGCGCTCGATCTCGTCCTGACGATCACCGCGGCCGACGCCGGCAGCGCGATCATCGATCGATTCACGAAGCACCTGGTCAAGACCAAGGGCGCGAGCAAGGAACTGCAAGACCAGCTCGACCGCATGAACCGCTCGATCACCGCGGGCGTGAAAGCATTCGCGGTCGCGCGCTACGGGTACGAGAAGCTGAAGCCTGGAATCGCCGCCGCCGGCGAACTGCAGGAGGCGATGAATCAGGTTGAGCGCAATACCGCCGGCTCGGTCACCAGCGCTCTTGAGTTGGCGGACGTGCTCAGCAAGGTTCGCAAGACAGCGATCAGCATCGTGCCGCGCACTGGGCAGAGCGCGGCCGACGTGGTCGGTGTGCAGAACAGCCTGCTGAAAGCGGGCCTGTCGATCGAGGATGTGATCGGCGAGCGCGGCGCGGCGTTTGCCGCGTCGTCTCTCAGCAGCCTCGCCAAGCTGCCCTCCGACATGGTCGGCGATTCGCTGGCGCAGGCCGGCAATCAATTCAGCTTCCGCGGAAAGGACTACGCGGACGCGGCGGACTGGCTCGCGCGCGTGGATGACGCCACCGCGACCAGCATCCCGACGCTACTGCGCGGACTGGAAATGTCCGGCGCGTCTGCGGCGGCGATGAAGATCCCGTTTCAGGACACGGTGACGGCGCTCGGTCAGCTTTCACCTCTCGGCGACCGCGCCGGCAGTTCGCTCGACGGATTCTTCCGCGGGCTGAAAGCGCAGCAATGGGCATTCGGCCCGGACGGATTCATCGGACTGCCGGCGGCGATCGAGGAACTGCAGAAACGGCTGTCGAAGCTGCCGACCGATCAGGCGCGCCTGGTTGCGGTGCAGAAAG